AAATAAAATTACAGTAATAATTGGACGCGGAAAAAGTGTATAAATGTCATCTAAATAGTACTTATATATACATCCATTTTATTATATTACACATAACGAATATAGTGAGATGCCTGGTGGATTAGTACAGTTAGTAGCAAAAGGCCCAATGGATGCAGCGCTTATTGGTGAACCAGAAATAACTTTTTTTGCTGCACTTTACAGACCACACATTAACTTTGCCATTGAAGCAATTGAACAAACTTTCACTGGTTGCGTGAATTTTGGCAAACGAGTTGTTTTTGGTCTTTCTAGATCAGGAGATATACTTCACAAGACACTTCTTGAAGTAACATTACCTGAAATTAATATGAGTGAAGGTTGTAAGTTTGCTTGGATAGAGAATATCGGTAATGCTTTGATTAAGCGTACACATATAGAGATTGGGGGAAATATAATAGATATACAATATGGTACATTTTACAATGTGTGGAATGAATTGACGATGCCTGCTGAAAAAGAACACGGATATAACGACATGATCGGTCAACAAAACATGAAATTTGAGACTGATATGACTGGCAAAGTTCACAATTATTTTGATGGATTACAAACATTCAGGAGATGTCATCCTGAAACCAAATTATGTATTCCTTTGCGTTTTTGGTTTTGTGAAAATGCAGGTTTGGCATTACCTGTTATTGCAATCGAAAATTATATTCGATTTTTCTTCGAATTTGAGGAATTGGATAATTTATGTAAAATAATTGGACGTAATGCAACATTTATGAAAATTCCAAGGTATAATCAGTGTTATCGTCCACAGATTCGACAAGCATCTGTGTTCTGTGATTTTATTTATCTTGACAATGCAGAACGTAAAAACTTTGCCAAGAGTCCACATGAATATTTAATTACACAATTACAAAAACAATCAGACATTTGCACGCAAAAAGATTGTAAAATTAAATTAAATTTCAAAGGTGCTGTTAAAGAACTCATATGGACAATACAGGAAGAAAAAGACAAAATATGTTATAAAACGGGTCCAGAGAAAACAGTAGTGATAAATGGTAATGAATTCAATGTATCATTGAATGCAGATTGTGCAGATAAATATGTTCAACAAAATATTGCTAATGCATTTTATGATTGTGGTTTGCCAATGGAAATTGGATGTGAAATTGGCAAATATTGTAATCAAAAAACCAATCCTGTAGTTATTGATAATTTCACTACATTGAACACACTAAGAAGCAATGATAGTATATTAGAATCTGCATGTTTAAAACACACAACATCTCACACAGGAGGTAATTGTCACAGTCCTGTCAAACATCATGAACGTTTTACCAAACGAGAAGGTAAATATTTTAATAAAGTTCAACCATATTATCATCATACAAGAGTCCCGAAAAGCAAGAATATATTTGTGTATAGTTTTGCATTAAATCCAGAAGAACACCAACCCTCAGGATATTGTAATTTTGATGGTATTGATGAATCGATTCTTGATTTGACATTACCTAATGCATCTGAGAACAATCCAATGATTGTTACAATTTATGGCATACGTTATAATTTCCTTCGCGTGTGTGGTGGGATGTGTGGTTTAGCTAATATATAATCATAGCATCATTTAAAGAATTAATTGTGTATTATATGTAAAGTGTCTATTAATAATGCCTGGTGGACTTATGCAACTAGTGGCAAAACCATCTAATGATTACCTCACAACAAACCCTCAAATTTCATATTTTAGCACAGTCTTTCGACCTTATACTAATTTTGCAGTTGAATCTGTTGAAATTCAAACACAATCCCAATTCGATTTTGGAAACTCGGTGGTGTTTGATATTGCTAGAGTTGGTGATCTTGTCCAAGGACTAATGCTTGAAATTACATTACCACAAATAAAAGCTCCCAAAGGAACTAAGATTGCATGGGTTTCAAAAATCGGTAATGCATTGATAAAAAGCGCAAAAATAAAAATTCAATTCGGTGGCAATGATGTCAGCGCAAATGGACAATCCGGTGAATTTAATAATGTGTGGAATGAACTTACAATGCCTACTGACAAGGAGCTGACACATAACATAATGATTGGACAACAAAATGTTAAAGAACGTATAGATATAAATGGTAATGTCAAACACTACTATGATGGATTACAAACTTTTAAGGAAGAACATCCTGAAACCAAATTATGTGTTCCACTTAACTTTTGGTTTACATCGCGTCCAGAAGTCGCATTGCCGCTAGTTGCTTCGCAACATATTAATGTTTCTTTGCGTATTGATTTTAGACATTTTGAAGAATTATATAAACTAATTGGGTTCAATTCAAATGAAAATATCATTTTACCAAAAATGAGTGATTGTAAACTTTTCGCAGACTATATTTATTTAGATCATGAAGAGCGCAAGAATCTTGCGACGAAGCCACACAAATATCTTATAACTTGCGTGCAACAAAATAATGAAGTGTGCACACAAAAAGAAAATGCTATTCAATTGCATTTTAACGGAAATGTTAGTGAATTGATTTGGACAACACAAGAACAACAAGTTATAAAACCGATGCATGTTGATGAATCAGTTTTTTATTCACATTTAAGCGAAGAAGAAACCATCAAGTATTTAATCCAAACAATTGCAAGTATATTTTATGATATGGGATTTCCGTTGGAAATTGGATATGAAATTGCTAAATATTATAGTATTAAAGTCTCACATATAAATACAATAAACAACTGGTCAAATTATAGTTCATTAAACAGCAAAGAATGTCCACTCAATTCAGCTACGATCTCACTAAATGGTTGTGAGCGCTTTGCTCGACGTTCTGGTATGTATTTTAATATGATACAACCACATACATTTCATACAAAAACACCAAAAAGTAATGGCATATTTGTATATAGTTTCTCTCTTGATCCTGAAAATAAACAGCCAACAGGAGCATGTTGCTTTGATAGAATCAACGACGCAAAATTAATGCTTTCATTGCCAATGGCATCATCTGAAAATCCTATCAATGTGGTAATTTACGGGATAACTTATGCACGATTTGTTGTCGCGCATGGGACTGCCATCATAACAATCTAAATACATATTATATGCAATACATATATACATAATGGGAAAGAAAAGGAAGAAAATATATCATCTGAATTGGAAAAATGACAAAAATATGATTTCAGAAAAATGTGAGTTCTATTTGAAATCATATCTTGATCAAATACAAGGTTTTAATAATCTCTCGGAGAAAGATATCAAAAAATTAAGAGATAAAGTGCACATTAAATTGAATGATAAACAATTAAACTCTATACGACGAATTCAATTATTTCAGCGTATGATGATAGATTCAAAGAAGGCGCAGAAATTAGCTGATAGACTCTATCGTGAGTATAAGCATGGGAAATCTATTGAAACATTGTCAATGAGATATCGATTATCGCCAATGACAATTATGAGCAAAATATTAAAAATAAAATACAAAAAAAGTATTAAACATACAAAAAAGTTAGATGTACGTGACACTAAAGAAATGACATATGCGCGGAAAAATGACGCCTTGATGGGAAATCCCCAACAGATTAGAAAACACTCACAACAATTCGAGTATTATATCCAAGATTACTTTATTCACTATAATATTCCAATAACAACTGAAGATGAATTGCAAAAGGTACAACAAAAAAAATATGGTAGGGCTATCAATACTCCAGACTTGATCTTTAATGACCCTATAAATATTAATGGCAAATTAGTTAAATGGTTGGATTGTAAAAATTATTATGGATCTATTGTAAATATGTTTTTAATTAAAAAAAACCAGAAACAAGTGGACAAATATAATAAAAAATGGGGTCCTGGTGCATTACTATTTTCTCTAGGTTTTAATCGAGATCTTGGTAAAAAAATAAAAAACGTGTTGTTATTGGATTTTGTTAATGATGTGAATTCTGCACAAATATTAAAGTAATTATTTATTGTATTCAAGGGCTTTGACTTCTACTTCTTCATTTTTTTTCAATACAAACATGCACCGTGAAACTGGATATAGTACATTGTATTTATAAGCATCAAGTTGCACAATTTTCTTTACAATTAATCCCATCTTGGTAAAGATTTTAATCCATTTATTTGCGCTATAGAGACATTGCTTACCTGTCATACTTGATAAAATCATATCTTTTTGCGTTTCAGTTGTGTCTGTCATTATAATTATTTTATCATGAGAAACACGTATTATTTCTTCAAGTATTTGTCGTTTATTGGGTATATGTTCTAAAACAAAAAGTGACATGACCAACTCAAAACTATTGTCATTATATGGCAATACATCACCTGTATCATCTATAATAAATTGTGTTACGTTATGCCCAGGTGCACATGTACGCACCTTCTCATTAAATATTTCATTATCTCCTGTATTCCCAATGTTTAAAATCTTCATACTGTGATCTGATAAATG